GGACGACAACCCTTGCGAACAAGGGCTTGAGTGTCTTGCTCATACTCTCCTCTTTGGGCGGGATGCCCGCAGCCAAACTAACGGCTGGAAGAGGAGGCGGAAGGGGGGATCGCGGGGAGGGACCGTATCCCCCCTTCCTGGGTGAGCTAGACTGGCAGGCTGATTAGCAGCCCCGCCCACCCTTCTTCATCGGCTTCTTCTTCACGGTCGTCTCCTCAGAGGAGGCCACGGATGGACTCATAGGCCGCCGCTGCATCCGAGGGGTTGGTCATCGGTCGGCCCAGAACCTGAGAAGCATACTGCTGTTCGATGGGAAGAACATAGGGATTCTGCACGGGAGCGCCAGCGTCGGAGATGAGGCCGCGCGACAGGAGGTTGGCGTAATACCGGCGAACCGGGTCCGTGCGGAAGGCGCTGTTCACGCCCTGCGTCCCGTAGGTGGAGATGAGCGCCCGCTGCTGGAGGTCGGTCATGCCAGGGCCAATGAACGAGGAGATTTCCTGCGGGGCAGCCATCTCGCCACCGCGAAGGTAGCGTGGGGTCGGGGCGGAAACGGGGACGGCACCAAGGGCCATCGCAAGTCCGTCGCCTCCAGCACGGTTGCCGGGGAACCCAGCCTCATAAGCAGCCTGCTCTCTTGCCGCCTGCTCTGGGCTTCGACCCGGGCGAGCCCCACCGGGGTCAATAACTGACTCGTCCCCAAAAGCCTCGCGAGCGGCACGGTTCATGGCAGACATGGACCTTCCGACCACCTGACCGACCAGTCCACCAAACGGGATTGCGTCCGGGTTCATTACGGTTCTATCGAGAAGCGCACTTGCTCGCTCCCCCAAACTGTAATCACCACCGGACAAACCAATTTCGGACCCCTGCGGGGTTGTTGGCCCGTATCCCTCAACAGAAGTTACGCCGACACCCTCTCCGTAAGTGGCGGTGTCATTTGCCGGTGACCCGCCACCAACATTTCCGCCACTAGACTGTTCAGCGCCGCCCCCCATGCCGCCATCAATATCTGCAAAATACTCCCGCAGTCCCGTGCGCGGGTTCCGGCTCCCGGCACCACCGAGGGCCTTGAGGATGGCCTTCTCGCGCGGGTTCACATGGGCCAGTTCGGTGTCACCATTGCGGCCCGCGCTGCGAAGCATCTCCATCGCGGCGTCGATCTGGCTGGTCTTCATGCGCTTGGCTCGGCGGATCATGCGGCTCTCCGTTTCCGGTCAACCTATCCCATCAGGTGAATTGAGCAACCTACCCATCAGCGCAAGGGCCTCGTCAAAGCCCTGGGCGCGGCCAAGCGTGAGGAGATCCGTCGCAACCCGATAGCGGTGGTTCACGTTCTGCCGCCGCACCTCCTGTAGGAGGAACTGCGTGACCGGATGTCGCCGCCAGTTCTCGATCTCGTCAGGGTCGATGTTGTGGATCATCACCGTGACCCGTATGTCTGCCTTGTCATGTGCCTCACCTGAACATCGTATGGATCTGGCGTCACGCCCGGAGGCATACCCTTCTCAAAAGATCCATATCTGCCGATTGATTCCATCAACGCAGCCTCAAGCTGAGAAAGATCCTGCTCGGTTGGACCAGAAGGCATACGCCTTTGCGGCCCCATCCTCATCAGTTCGTTGGACTCAACGATTTCCCTCAGGAGTTCAGGGTCCTGCAAAAGTGCTTTCATCATCTCGACGTAGCGGAAGTCAGGCATGTGATCTCACTTTCTACGCGCCGCGCGCATGTTGTCTACGAGGTTTGGGTAGGGACGACCCGCCTTCGCTGCCGCCGCCTTGGCAGATGCCTTCTGCGCGGGGGACAGCTTCTTGGGCTTGCCGAGGGATGAGGGACGCTTGCGGTCCCAGACGGGCTTCTTCATGTCAGCACTTCCATGCACGGAGGGCTTTGTTTACACGTGAATTGGGGTCGTTGGCGGTCTTGGCCGAGGTCAGCTTCTTCTTGAGACCGCTCATCCGGGCGCAGAATGACCGCTTCCTCGCGCCACCTTCCGGCTGCGGGGGCTTGAGGGTGCCGCCGGTCGCGGCCTTGTAGCTGGCCCTTCCCTTGGCGTTCAGTCCGCCAGTTTTTGACTGGCCCTCTTTACGCTGCCAAGCTGGTGTTTTGTATTTTGCCATTCCGTTTCTCCATAACCGCCTCGCACAAGCGGAAGAATTCGTTTTGGGACAGGTCACTTTTGGCAAAGTTGGCGGCACGGCAGACAAGTTGTACGTTGGTAAGGGCGTAAACGCCCATCGAGTCAATTCGGTCTACGCTGGCGTTGGTTGGGATTGATCCCTTGCCGAGGATCATCGTCATTTCCCACCCGGTGAGAGCGCATTTACCGCCTTGAGCCACCCAAATCCCCTCCAAGTCCTCGACCGTGATTGAACAGTCATTTCGACGGCGCGCCTTGGCAAGCAAGTATGCCATGAACGACCTGACAGATTTAGTGCGCTTGTACGCCGAAAATTTGAGACGCTCCGGCCCCCAAGTCCTCTTGTGATGCGAGGCAGCCTTTACCCGTATGCACTCTTTGCACCACGAATTGAACTTTGCAGACCCGTCTTTTTTCCTCCCGGTCGTGTAAAAATCGCTTAGGGACTTTATGGCCCCACACCTTGTACATGGCTTGGTTGCGTCTGCCCGGATGGTGGACGGGGGTGCCATTAGTTCTGGCCTTCCTTGCGCTGCCAAGCTGGTGTCTTGGGCATCTGCCCCTCCTTACAGGTTGAGGAGGATGAACTCGACATCCTCTTCGTCTGCCGCCTCCCACTCCAGCTTGGAGCGGATCTTCGCTTCCATCTGCTGGAGGGCGGCATTGGACTGTCGCAGAAGACGCTCCTGCTCCGCAAGGCGGGTCTCGGTGTCCCGTATGCGGCGCAGTTCCCGGCGGATCTTCCTGACTGCGCGATCCCCGAGGATCTGCTTGGCAAGGGGATTTCCCTTTGCCGACAGGAGTTCAGCAGACCCGATCTCCTGCTGCCCCACGATGACGTTGGGGAGCAGTTCCTCCGACCCCGCGCGCAAGTAGATGCCGGGGGCGATCTGGCGGATGAATGCGCTGCCGTCGCGGCGATACGAGGCGTACCTTGCAAGACGGGTGGGCGCAGACGGACCTGACGGGATCGGTGGAGCGCCGCTGCCCCACGACACTCCCCATGACGTTCCCCATGAGTCGCCCCATGAGACGAACATCACACGGGGTTCCAAGGATCAGCGGTCGTACCCGTACCCTTGACCTGGATGTCGTTGACGTACTGGATATTTGCGTCAACCTGACCGGCGACCGTGAACGACAGGCTGTCGGTCTTCGCCTTGATGGCCGTCACGATGCCATCCACGACCTGCACCTCGCTGGAGGTCGCAAGCCCGGCCTGTATGTCGGCCACCGCATCTGTCGCGATGGACGCAGCCGTGATGACATTGTTGCCGAGCGAGGACACGGTCACGCTGTCGCCCGGGAGCGCCGCGAAGACCTCCTCGCGCACATCGGTCGGGTCCGCGCCCGATGCCGTGACATGGACCACGAAGTCGCCCAGCGTGTCGGTGTGCGCCGTGGTCAGCGCCAGCGAATACCAGCCGTCGCCGCGCTCGGTCACGGTCGGGCTGATGGCAGCGAAGGCCGCGCCGTTCTTGCTGGCCGAAATTGTCAGCGTCAGGCCGGTCTTGCCCGTGATGTGGTCGGTGCTGTCGGTCATCAAGACCATGAGGTTGCGAGCCGTGGATTGCTTCAACATGGCATCACCTGTTCACGACTCGGCTGCGGGAGTAGGTGTTTCCACCAGCGGGTGCGGACGGAGGCGGGTAGTGGAGGATCGTCGCCTCGATGTCAAAGTTGATGAACGTCGAGTTGCTGCCCACGGCTTGCGTTCCGCCCGATGCAACATCGCGACCGGCCACAAGGGCCAGACCGTCACCCGGCTTGATGAGGATGCCTTTGCCGGGCTGGGCGTCGAACAACATGTCGTCCTTGAGTGTGCCGACGCGGATGCCACCCGGCACCTCGCCAATGGCGCGGAAGTTCTGCGTCGAGGTGGCGCGCGAGAACGTGCCAGCGTCGATCTGCGCCTTGTTCCATGCGGCCAAGGCGGCGGCTGTTCCAGCGAATGCTTGCCCGTGCGTCGAGTAGTAGTCGGCCTGCCACTCTCCCTCGATGACGGGCTGGAACGGGCCGGACTTTATCGAGAGCGCGCTCGGCACGGACTTGCTGGTGTCGGGCCGCAGCGGGGTCACCATGTCGCCGCCCATCGCGAGACCAGCAATGCGGCACAGGCGCAACGGTGGGGTCATTACGGCTTCGCCATCCATCGGCAGAACCCACAGCCGCACAGCCAGGACGACGCCGCTGCCGGTGCCGTTGAAGATCGCGAAGTTGGCCTCGCTGAGGCGGCGGTCGGTCGAGAGGTCGGTTGAACGGCAGATGTAGGTTGCCCCGGTCGCCGTGTTCGTGATGACCGCAGCGGTCTGCATCGAGTGCTGGGTGCCGTAGCTGTCTTGCACGATGGCGAGGCCCTCTCCCTCTCGGAGGATGATAGGCTCGACATCAGCACTCTCGCCGCCGCGCCAGATGTCAGCCATATGAGACTTCTGGTGGGTCAGCATCGAGCCGCCATAGGTGCGGCTGGAGAACTGGCTGTTCGCGATGCTGAACGAATACGCAGGCGCGTCCGCAATGCGGCGGAAGACATCGCCCAGAGTCACGCTGTCGGGATCGCTGACGACGGACACCTGAGATGGCAGGCTGGCGTCGCCCGTATCCATCTTGATGACCGACGCAGCATTGCCTCCAGACAGAGCCGAGATGCGCCGGATCGACATCATGCCAGAGCGCCCAACACCTGCCGTGTTGTTGGAGGTCGGGGCGGCGGGAGAAACGCGCAGGCTCACCAACTCGAAATAGCGGCGGTCGTCCGACGACTCCGTGTTAAAGAAAGCCAGCAGGCCATCCTCAAGCGGGCGAACGTCCACCGCATCGAGCTTGATGTAGAGCGTCTCAGGCATCCGGCGTCACGACCTCGAACTCGCTGTAGCGCGAGGGAACCTTGCAGCCGGGGCAGGTAATCGGAGGCGAGACCGGAGCCACGCCGCCGTTCACATCGTTCTGGATGCGCGCAGCCGTGTCGTCCGGCACGACCCATTCGTGCAGGCAAGTGCGGTGACGAAGCGTAGCCATGTCACGACGCCGCGTCGGTGAACTCGATTTCCAGATCCGCCGTGCCGACCGCCGAGGTGCCGCTGTGGAACAGATGCACACCCTCAGCCGAACGGCAGGTTAGCGGCTCGACGTTCGTGTCCCCGTAGCCCGCGTTCCAGACTTCTGCGAAAGGCACCAGCGTCAGCCAGTTGGCCTGCGTCGTACCGGCGACCACCGGCTCCTCGTTGACGAATAGGAAGCGGCGGAAGATGTCGGAACCCGTCACCGTGCGGTTGGTGCCGCAGGTTGTGTTCGCGTCGAGGGCCGACGAATTGCTGTCGTGCTTGACCGGCGTCACAGCCGTACCAGCAGACGCCGCCGTGATGCGACGGACTTGGGCGGTCGTCAGCACACCCGTGACCGCCGCCGTGCCGTTATTGAACCAGTAGCAGCGATACACCCTGATGACCCGTGCCGTGCCGGTGGCGTTGAAGACATCGAGCATGTCCTTGCTCGACGCATACGCAATCGCACCACCAGTCGCTCGCCAAGTTGCCGCCATATCACGCTCCCATGTCTACGATTGTCTTGCCCGTGCCGCGCTCGGAACGAAACACGGCGATCTCGCCCCTGCCATCCATGCCGGGACCAGCAGCCCATTGCTGGACGCGACCCTCCTCAAGCGCACGAACGGAAGCATCAAGGTCGTCTCGCTGGTCACCGGGCATCAGACCAAGCCTGCGACCACCCTGCACCTTCTTGAGGAAATCAACGCAAGCGCGGACCTGATGCGACGGCAGCGGGCTTTCGACCCGCAGCAGCCAGCAGTCCATCTCCCTGCGCCACTCCATCACGGGCTGCTTCATTGCATCGTCCCCATCTCCACGCCCATTGCGCGACCATCAGGACCGCGAACGATCCGGCGCGGCGAGGTCATGGACTGCATCATCATCTGGATCATGCTCATCATCCGCTGGTCGCGAGCCGCATTGGCCGCCTCCATCTGCGTGATGAGGGTACGCACATCCTCGCCCATGCTCGTCGCCAACTGCTGCGTGGACTGCGTCACGGACTCGATGGCGGGGACATCGGCACCGGCAGCACCAATGCGCGCGACCATGACCTTGGTGTCGGCCTCGATCCTGGCCTTCTGAGCTTCCATCTGCTGCTTGGCCGCGAGTTCCTGCTGCATCCGCAGGTTCTCAAACTCCTGCTTCATGCGGGCGATCTCGGCCTCGTTCTGGATGCGGAGTTCCTGCATGGCGCGCTCGTTGTCGATACGCATCTGCTGAAGCTGCTGGTCGCCCATCATGGACGCCTGCTTCATCTGCTGGTCGGCCTGCATCTTCTGCACCTCAATCTGAACCTCCTGCTGCGCCTTCTGGGCCTCTAGCTGGAGCTTCTGCTGCTCGACCTCGACCTTAGCCTGCTCGGCCACGACCTTCGGATCCGGCGCAGGTGGCGGAAGTTCGTCCACAGATCGCGGAAGAATGCTGTCAATGCCGTCAATTTCCATCTCCTCAAGCAGCCTCCTCGACACCGCAAGGAGGACTTCCGGGTTGTTGCCAA